ACTGTATAATCCTAATTTATGTCAGTTATTGATAGAGTTAAATCTCATTTTGAAACTCTTAAAACTATCACTATTGAAGTTGAGGAGTGGAAAGACGAGCATGGTAACGCTAGTGTATTCTATTCAGAGCCATTAACCCTTGAAGAAAAAAACATTATCTTTAAGAAGTCTAGTAATTTTCAAGACTTAACTGTTCTTGTTGATTTGCTTATAATGAAGTTATTAATTAAGAATGATAAAGGCGAGATGATTAAAGCCTTTAGTCCAGAAGATAAATTTGCATTAAGAAAAAAAGCAGACTCAAATGTTATATCTGATGTTGCCAATAAAATACTTTTAGATACTAATTACGAGGACGCAGAAAAAAAGTAGATAGCGACCCTGATGTTAGGTCGCTTTTAATAGTAGCAGATAGATTACACATCACAATCCAACAAGTTCTTGATATGCCTGTTAGCCATTATAATCTTTGGTTAGCTTACTTGAAAAAAGAGCAAGAACAGTATAAAACAAATCAATCACTAGCAGAAGCAAGGAAGTTTAAATAATGACACAGAAACTCAATATAGATATTGTAGCAAAAGATAAGTCTAAACAGGCTTTAAATGGTGTTCAAAAATCTTTAGGAAGATTAAAAAATTCTGTATTTAATTTAAGAAATGCTTTTTTAGGTTTAGGTGCTGGTCTTGTTGTTAGAAATTTAGTTAATACAGGAAAGCAATTAGAAAATTTAAGAACTAGATTAAAGTTCTTACTTAAAGATACAAACGAGGGTGCAAAAGCATTTGATAATATGACTAAGTTTGCATCTAAAGTTCCTTTTTCACTTGAGGAAATACAAGCTGGTGCTGGTATTCTTGCAACAGTTACAGATAATGCTGATGATTTACAAAAAATGTTAGAGATAACAGGGAATGTTGCATCTGTTACAGGATTAGATTTTAGAACAGCTGGAGAACAAATACAAAGATCATTTAGTGCTGGTATAGGTTCAGCAGATATATTCAGAGAAAAAGGTGTTAGAAATATGCTTGGCTTTAAAGCTGGTGCAACTGTGTCTATTGAAGAAACAGTACAGGCATTTGAAAAGGTTTTTGGAAAAGATGGAAGATTTGGAAAAGCTACAGATGAATTAGCAAATACATTTGAGGGAACTTTATCAATGATAGGAGATAAAGTATTTAATTTTAAAAAGGTAATATTAGAAGCTGGATTTTTTGAAGAACTTAAAAAACAATTTGGAAGTTTAGATAAATTTTTGGAAGATAATGCAAAAGAATTAGATCAGATAGCAACTACAATAGGAAAAAATTTAGCAAAAGGAATGATTGCTGTAGTTAAAATAGGTAAAGATTTAATTCCTACTTTAGAAAAAATTGGAATGATTATGAGAAGTATAGCAGATGGTTTTATGGCTTTACCACCTTTTATACAACAAAGTGGAATTATAGGTGCATTTTTATTTGGTAAAAAAGGTTTAGTAGCATTAGCAAGTGTTAGTTTATTCGTTGATAAAGTACAGGATTTAATTAAAGAATCTAAAGTTAGAATGGGTATTTTTGATATAGATAACCTTAAAGAAGTAAATTTAGCAGTTGATACAATTAGCAATCAGATAAGTGAACTAGAACTAGAAAAATCACTTTTAGGAGATATTGATACTCCAAATTTAGATAAGAGAATAAGAAATGCTATAGCAGAATTAGAAATTCTTAAAGAAAGACAAAAGGTTTTACAACATAGTGCTAACATTAGAAAGTTTGAATCATTTGAACATCAAAAAGAATTACATAAGGGCTTAGAAACTCACAAAGAAATTGATGCAGAATTAAAAAAAAGAATGGAAAATACGGGTAGAGAAAATGGTTTAATTAGAAATCAAAACCAAGAGATAGAAACTTTAATGGATAAAATTAAAAACTTAAATGAAAAATCATTAAGTAAAGTTGAAAGTAAATTTAAAAATATTAAAGGAACAATATCAGAGGGAATTAACAATGGTATTACAAAAATGTCAGAGAGTCTTGCAAGATCATTGGTTTTTGGAGAAAAATTGTTAGCTAATTTTAAAGATATGGCAAGATCATTATTAGCCAATGTATTAAGTGCATTAATAGAAATTGTTGCAAGAAAAGGTGTAGAACTTGCTATTGAAAAATTAATAACAAGAGAAAAACAAAAACAAGCATCTTTAAGTGGTGCTAGTGGTTTTTTTGGAACAATAGCAACAGTATTTGGTAAAAAAGCATCTGGTGGTGCTGTTGCAAAAGGACAACCAACTCTTGTAGGAGAACAAGGTGCAGAAATGTTTATACCAAACTCAACAGGCCAAATTACTCAATCAGCTAGAGGCACAGGAAATGGTGGAAGTACAACAGTTAATTTTAATATTAACACAGTAGATGCTTCTGGTTTTGAAGAATTGTTAGTTAGATCAAGAGGAACTATTACACAATTAGTGAATAGTGCTGTTAATGAAAGAGGGAGTCAAAATATAATATAATGGCTGGTGCTTTTCCAATATCAACTGCTAAATTTGGAACTTTAGGAATAAAGTCAGTTCAAAATACTATTATCTCTAAAACTGTATCAGGTAAAAGATTAGTAAGGCAAATAGATAATCAAAGATTTGCTTTTACAGTTCAAATTATTACTGCAAAAAGATCAGATGTATATGGAGATTTGATGGCTTTTATAATGAAACAAAGAAGTCAAAAAGAAACTTTTACAATTATCCCACCAGAAATAGAAGATGCTAGAGGTAATGTAAGTGGAACTGTTTTAGTTAATGGTGTTCATGCAGTTGCAGATACAACAATTACTGTTGATGCTATGACAGGCACATTAAAGGCTGGAGATTTTATTAAGTTTGCTGGACATAGTAAAGTGTATATGGTTGTTGCAGATGTAACAGCAGATGGTTCAAATGAAGCAACAGTTACAATAGAGCCACCTTTATTAACTGCTTTAGGTAATAATGAAGTTGTAGCTTATGACAATGTTCCTTTTACTGTTTCATTAACAACAGACATACAAGAGTTTGGAGTATCTGGTGCAGATAAAGATGGTAATTTATATTATGAGTTTCAATTTGATGTTGAAGAAGCATTATAGATGAAATATAAAGTTAAGTATTGGATAAGTGTTGATTTTTTAGCTGAAGAAATAATAGATGCTGATGATTTTAATTCTCAATCCTTTAATCAAGGTAAATATAGCGAACCATCTAAAAATGCTCGTTATATGGTCAATGATGCAATAAAAATTAACAGACGAACATTTGAGGAACATGACGAGAAGCCTAACAACAGCGATAAAGAACGAATTAGCAACAAATGATATTAGGCCTATTCATCTTATTAGTATTGGGTTTAGCACTCCTGTTAATATAACAGATTGCTCTTTTCCTTTAACTTCATCTGTTTCAGGTTCATCAGTTACCTATTTAGCTAGTGATTTTATTATGGGTATATCTGATCACAGCGAACAAACAGACATATCAAAAGCAACTTTAAAATTAACTTTATCAGGTGCAGATCAAACTTTTATATCATTAGTTTTAAATGAAAATGTTACTAATGACACAGTTGATATTTATAGAGGATTATTAGCTGATGATAATACATTAATTGCTGACCCTTTACTACTTTATAAAGGAAACATAGAAAACTATGCTATTCAAGAATCAGATAAAGCAAGTAATTTAACTTTATCTATTGTATCTCATTGGGCAGACTTTGAAAAAAAGAATGGTCGAAAGACTAATAATACATCACAACAAAGATTCTTTAGTACAGATGTTGGTATGGATTTTTCTTCTGAAATAATTAGTGATATTAAATGGGGTAGAGTATAATGGATAATATTATTAATTTTTATAAAACATTTAATAAATACAAAAATAGTAATAATAAAGATGTATATTACCATATACAGCCATCAATAAATTGTAATCAATATAAAATATTTCAAGATGATCAAGGTATTTATGGTTTTGTTAATTGGGCTTTTATAAATAAAGAAGAAGAAAATAATTACAAAATAAAAGGAATGATTAAAAAAAACAAATGGCAAAGTGGAAGTAATTTATGGTTATATGATATTCTTATATCTAAAAATGCAAGAGAAGTTATGGGTTGGGTTTATAATTATTTTAAAGATTATCTAAAAGTTAATCAATGTATTAATTGGTTAAGATTAGATGACAAGAATAATATTTATAGAATATCTAAAAAATACAAAAGGGAGTTTCATATCTAATGGGTTCGGTATTAGAAAAAGCTGGAGAAGTTGTAGGTGTAAGTAAGATATTAAAAAAATTTACATGGTTACAAAATCCTTTAATTCAATTAGGTGCAAGTTTATTTTTATCTTGGATATTAAGACCTAAGACACCAGAAATTGAAGATTTTGGAACTAACGCATTTGATGATTTTGAAAAAGGTTTATTAGTTAATAAACAATCTAATGATAATAATATTCCTGTAGTTTATGGAGAAAGATTAGTTGGTGGTTCAAGAGTTTTTGTAGAAAGTTCAGGAACAGATAACGAATTTTTATATATAGCTTTAGTTTTAACAGAGGGAGAAATAAACGATATAACAGAAATAAGAATAGACGATCAGGTAGTTACATGGTCAGGAGATTTACAAGATAATGTTCAAAGAACAGTAGCAAGTAATGATGCTAATTATTATAAAGATGGAGTTAGTTTAGTTACAGTAGAACCTCATTATGGAACAGATGGACAATCAACAGCATCTTTATTATCAGGTTTATCGTCATGGGGAAGTAATCATAAATTATCAGGATTATCTTATTTAGCTTTAAAGTTTAAATGGGATCAAGATACTTGGGGTGGTATGCCAAAAATTCAAGCTAAAATACAAGGTAAAAAAGTTGTATCTTATAACTCTAGCCTAGAAGCACAATCTCCAGCATATTCAACCAATCCAGCTTGGTGTATATTAGATTATTTAACTAATACTAGATATGGAAAAGGATTAACTGCAAGTGAAATAGATTTACAAAGTTTTTATAATGCCTCACAAGTTTGTGTAACACAAGTAACACCTTATTCAGGTGGTAGTGATATTAATATTTTTGACACTAATACAGCAGTTGATACATCAAGAAAATTAATTGATAATTTAAGAGAACTTATAAAAGGTTGCAGAGGTTATATTCCATACACACAAGGTAAGTATAGTTTAATTATAGAAACAACAGGAAGTGCATCTATTACTTTAACAGAAGATGATATTATAGGTGGTTATGGTTTAGCAATTCCAACAAAGAATGAAAAATATAATAGAGTCATAGCATCATTTGTAAATCCAGAAAAAAATTATCAAGTTGATGAAGTACAATTCCCACCTATAGATGACTCAGGATTAACAAGTGCAGATAGACACGCAACTATGAAGTCGGCAGATGGTGGTTTTTTACTAGAGGGTAGATTTGAATTTCCTACACTTACTTCTAAATATCAAGCAGAAGAAATGGCAGAAGTTATTTTAAGAAGATCAAGAGAAGCAATCGGTTTGACATTAAATGTAACTTTTAAAGGTTATGAATTAAATATTGGAGATATAGTTAATGTAACTCATTCTAGTATTGGTTTTTCTGCTAAACCTTTTAGAATTTTAGGAATGACTTTTAATCAAGATTTTACAGTATCTTTAACTTTAGTAGAACATCAAGATAGTCATTATACTTGGGCAACAAAAGTACAAGCAACAACAGTACCGAATACAACTTTACCTAATCCATTTACTATCCAACCACCAGCAAGTGTTACTTTAGATGATACTTTAGTTGAATATAATGATGGAACTGTAATTGTAGCTTTAGATGTATCAATAGGTGCTTCTCCTGATAGCTTTGTTGATTACTACCAAGTAGAATACAAATTAAGTACAGACTCAGATTATATTATTTATGCACAAGGTTCAGGATTAAATCACAGAGTTTTAAATGTAATTGACCAAAAGGTTTATAATGTAAGAGTTAAAGCAGTTAATAGTTTAGGAGTTAGTTCTACTTATGTAACAGCAACTAGAACTATAATTGGTGCAGTAGAGCCACCGAGTGATGTAGAAGATTTTTCATGTAATATTGTAGGACAAGAAGCACATTTAGGTTGGACACAAATACCTGATCTTGATTTAGCATATTATAGTTTAAGATTTAGTAAAGAAACTGATGGTAGTGCAACATGGTCTAATTCTGTTGCATTGGTAGAAAAAATATCAAGACCAGCAACCTCAATATCTGTACCAGCTAGACAAGGTACTTATCTAATTAAAGCTGTAGATAAATTAGGTAATTTTAGTTCTAACGCAACTGCAATTATTTCTAACGTAACATCTGTATTAAACTTTAATGCAGTAGCAACGCAATCAGAACACCCTACATTCTCTGGTACATTAACAAATACACTTATAAGCGATAGTACAATTAGATTAGATTCATCAGAATTATGTGATTCAGCTAGTGGAGATTTTGATGATGAAACAACTAGATTCTTTGATTCAGGTGTTCAAAATGCTGACTTTTATGCAAGTGGTAACTATTTATTTGCAGATGTAATTGATATAGGTTCTAAACATACAGCTAGAATAACAGCAACACTTTCACAAACTTCTGATAACCCAGATGACTTGTTTGATAATAGAACAGGATTATTTGATAGTTCTAATTCTAATTTTGATGGAGATACACCAGCTAATGCAAATGCTCATTTAGAAATAGCAACATCAGATGACAATTCTACATACACAGCTTTTCAAACATTTGTTATTGGAGATTATACTGCCAGATATTTTAAATTTAGAGTTGTTTTAGTTTCAAGAGATTTAGCTTCTACTCCTGTTGTATCAGAAGTAACAGTAACAATAGATATGGCAGATAGAATATTTAGTGGAAATGATATTACATCTGGTGCTGGAACTAAAACTGTAACATTTACAAACCCATACAAATCTGTTAATTATGCAGTAGGAATTACAGCAGAAGATATGGCCACAGGCGATTTCTTTACAGTTTCTAATAAAACAGTTAATGGCTTTGATGTTTTATTTAAAAATTCTGGTGGAACAAATGTATCAAGAACATTTGATTTTATTGCAAAAGGCTTTTAAAAGGAGTATAAGAAATTATGGCACAACACGATTTTAACATAGCAAACGCATCATTCCCAACTGTTAGAGCAGATATTAATAATGTATTAACTGCAATTAATACAACACAATTAGGTACTTCTGCACCAAGTACAGCTACACAAGGCACTCTTTGGATAGATTCTGCTACATCAGGAGTTTTAAAATTAAAGTTGAATGATGGCACAAATAATATAGAACTACTACAAATAAATATTTCAACAAATGCAGTAACTAGCACAATGTCAGTAACAGGAACAATAGCAGAAACTGACCCAAATGCTTTACCACTTGCAATAGCTTTAGGATAAGGAGAAACACATGGCTAACACTTTTAAGGTAAAAACAAATGGGTCAATGCCCACTAGTTCTGGAACTCCTCTAACTTTATACACAGTTCCAAGTTCTACAACTTGCGTAATTATTGGCTTAACACTTTGTAATATTCACACAACTTCTGTAACAGCTTCTGTTCAATTAGTTTCAGATACTTCAGATACAGAAACAAACGAAACAGTTTTATTAGTTAAAGATGTAACAATCCCAGCTGGTTCATCATTAGAATTATTAACGGGTGGTAAGGTTGTTGTTCAAACAACTGACATTATTAAAATAGATTGTTCAGTTACAGCAAAGATAGATGCAACATTATCAATATTAGAAATTACATAGGAGTAAAGCATGGCTTACATTGGACAAGCACCCACACCTTTACCATTAACTGCTACTGATATTCCTGATCTCCCAGCAACAAAAATTACATCAGGAACTTTCCCAGCTTTGAATGGAAGCAACTTAACTAATATTTCTGGTGGTAAGGTTTTGCAAGTTGTTAACAATACATTTAACACAGCTGTAACAACAACCTCATCAACTTACTCTGATACAGGAATCTCTTTATCAATAACACCATCAGCAACAAGTTCAAAAATTATAGTCATGTTCACAGATTGGATTAGACACCAATTTGGTGGTTCAATTTACATGGGTGGAAATTATGCTATTGTTAGAGGTAGCACAGTTGTATGGGAAGGCGACCCAACAACTTCTGAAAAATTAGGATTATATCATTATGGA